AGACGATGACTTTGCCAATGTTGTCCTGTTGCTAGATGGTGATGGTACTAGCGGTGATGACAACAATACCTTTACTAATTCAGGAAGCACTGTAACTACTATTGGCACAACAGGTGATGTAGGGCAGGGTAGCTTTAGTCCGTATGGAGATAACTGGTCTGTTTACTTTGACAGCAGTGCCGCAAACCAATACTTACAAGTAGCAGATAGCAGTACATTTGATGCTACAACTTCTTTGTGTATAGAAGCATGGTTTTATATGACAACTGCGCCGGGAAGTGGACCAAACGCACACGCTATTGTTAGTAAATGGGTTTCAACAAGTCCCGGACAACGTACTGTATTTATAGATGTAGAAAATACTGGGTTGCGTGTTATGTTTGATATTCAAGGTGCATCAAACCCAGTAACTATTGCCACTGACGGTGGCGCTATATCGCTAGGCAGATGGCACCATGTTGCTGTGACGTGGGACGGATCAACATACAGAGCGTTTTTGGATGGCGTTTTAGAAGGCTCAACATCTAATTCCAGCGCCCCTATTGCATCTAGTCAAGTAGTTAGAGTGGGCTATAACACTAACACCCATTATTTTGGTGGTTATATTTCCAATGTCAGATGGGTAACAAATGGTGGTGCTGTTTATACAAGTAATTTTACGCCCCCAACGAGTCCACTTACAGCAATTAGTGGTACAGCGCTGTTGTTAAATAGTACAAATAGGTTTGTAGACGAAAGCACTAACAATCACACAGTAACTATAAGCGGAAACCCCAAAGTAACCCCGTTTAGTCCGTTTAAAAATGATGACGCAAGAAACATAACGACTGATGGTGGGTCTGCATATTTTGTAGGCTCTGGGGATCATGTAGATATTACAGACAACAACGATTTAGATTTTGGTACAGGTGATTTTACTGTTGAGTTTTGGGCATATTTTGACGAAGGCACAAACGACCAAGATGGGATTATTTCAAAAGGCAACAGTGGCTCTGGCTGGCAAATTATTTTTGCAAATACTGATAGGCTCAAGTTTATTAGAACGTCAGGAACTGGTAGTAGCCCGCAAATAACAAGTTCTGCTTCTAGTGTAGTGGAATACCAATGGCACCATATTGCTTTAACACGTTTAGGAACAACTGTTACGTTATGGATTAATGGTGTTTCAGAAGGAACCTATACAGATAGCACTAGCTGGGATACTACAGAGCCTTTAAGAATTGGCACAAACCGTGGCGAAAACAACGATTACGTTGGTTATATATCAGACGTAAGGGTGTTTAAAGGTCGTGCTCTTTATAGCTCTGCTTTTACTGTTCCTTCTGCGCCGCTATCTACAATAGGTGGCGCTAATGAAATTATAGGAATGTCATATTCAGGCACATCTTTTGATGCACAGCCTCAAGAATCAGCCGTACAGGGTATTCGGTTTGGCGATAGCGGTACAAAAATGTACGTTATAGGAAACGGCACTGATTCTGTATATCAGTACACATTGACTACAGCATACGATATTTCTACAGCATCTTATGCTTCTAAAAGTTTTAGCGTTGCAACACAAGATAATACACCAAAGGGCGTTGCTTTTAAAAGTGACGGCACAAAAATGTATGTTTGCGGCCAAACAAGCCAAGCAATCCTACAATATTCATTAAGTACTGCGTGGGATGTTTCTACTGCAAGCTATGACAACGTATCTAGGGATGTATCTGGTAGAGATACAATTCCTCAAGACATAACATTTAAACCAGATGGCACAAGGATGTATTTTTGTGGAAACGCTACTGATGATGTTTATCAAATGGACTTGAGTACTGCGTGGGATGTTTCTACTGCAACTGGAACCGACAAATTAGACGGTGATGACAGCACAGTTCAGGGCCATGTTTTAAACAGCGACGGCACTAGATTATATGTATGCGGAATGGGTGGTGATGGGGTTTATCAATATAATTTATCTACCGCATGGGATATTACTACTGGAACAGATGCTGGGTTTGTTTCAACAGCTTCACAAGAAAACGCTCCACGAGCCCTTGAAATCAATCCAGACGGAACCAAGTTTTTTGTTGCAGGCACACAACACGACGAAATTTTTGAATATGATTTAAGTGCTGTAACTCCTGAATTATTACTCAACTTTCAAGACGCTGGCATCTACGACAGATCAGGCATCAACAACCTAGATACTGTAGGTAACGCTCAGATTGATACAGCCGTTAAGAAGTACGGCACAGGGTCAATGCAGTTTGATGGTACTGGTGACATATTAAGAAATGAAAACCCAAATGACTTGGCTTTAGGAACTGGCGATTTTACGGTTGAGTTTTGGATGAATATTCCAAGTGTTTCAACTACCCAAGTATTTTTTGATATGCGCCACAATAGCAACGCTAATAGCGCTTTAACAGTTTTTGTTAGTAGTGGATTTAAGTTTTACGCTGGTACTTCAGAAATAACTATAGGAACAATTTCAAACGATACATGGCATCACATTGCCATAGTCAGAGATGGGTCAACTATTCGTTCATTTATTGATGGTGTAGCTGGTGGCACAGAGTCAAATACTAACGATTTAACGTGTGTAGAATTTAGGATAGGCGCTAGATGGGACGACGGAACGCCCATGACGGGATACATAGATGACTTCCGAATTACCAAAGGCATAGCCAGATACACCGCTAACTTTACACCGCCTACTGCGGCACACGGCAAGTTTTAAGAGGAGACAAATATGTTATTTGTTGAAGTGGCTACTGGAACGCCAAAAACAAAAATCCAGTTACAACAAGAAAACAAGCATATGTCTCTACCTTCATCGTGGACTGATGCAACGCTGGAAGCCTTGGGTGTAGCACGAGTAACTAAGACTGCGGCACCTGACGTTGGCGAATGGCAAGTAGCTGTCAAAGATGGCGTAGAACAAGTAAATGGCGTATGGCAGGAAAAGTGGGTCACTCAGGAAATGTTTACTGAGTACACAGCGCAAGACGAAGAAGGCAATGAGATTACCTACACTGTACAAGATCAGAAGGACGCCAAAACTGCCGCTGATAATGCCGCCCTAGAAGCCACAGAACGCGCTACACGGGACGAACTGTTGAAAGCTACAGACCACTACGGGTTGTCTGATGTAACCATGTCAGAGGCCATGACAACGTACAGGCAGGCGTTGCGCGACGTTCCGCAGCAAGCTGGTTTTCCCGGCACGATAACTTGGCCCGAGAAGCCATAATTATGGGGTGTAGTAATGATCGACCCAATTACAGCGGCCGCGGCGGCTACGAAGGCATATGCGGGGGTCAGAGCATTTATCGAGGCAGGCAAGTCAATAGAGGATACGTTTCAGGTAGTAGCTAGGTGGCAGGGTCATGCATCAGATGTTTTGTATGCTAGTCAAAGGCACCAGAAACAAAAGAACCCTTTTAAGACGTTAGTTTTTTCGGGGTCAGTAGAAGCAGAAGCGGCACAGATGTTTGCCGCAAAGAAAAGGGTAGAGCAACAACGGAAAGAGTTAATAACGCTACTGAAGTATGCATATGGAAATGAAGGTGTAGCGGAATATCGACAATGCGTTAAGGATGTGACTGAGCAGAGACAGCGCGAAGTATATGCTCAGCAAGAAGCAAAAGATGCCGCAGTTAAGTCAACTTGGATTGTGGTTCTTTTAGGAATAGCGGGTTGGTTAGTTAGCATAATCGTAAAGGCGGTAATGAATAAGGGGTAAAGATGGAAGAGCCAACAAAACAAGTAGTAGATATGCTTAGCTTTGCCACTGTTCTTGGCACGATCTCAGCTATTCTCCCGCCGCTTTCAGCCCTATTTACTATTATTTGGGTTGGCATACGGATATGGGAAACTGACACGGTTCAAGGGCTTACAGGCCGTAAGCGCAAGCGTGATGCTAAAGGCCGATTTATTAAGGATGATGACTAATGCTACAAGCATTATTAGGGCCAGTAGCGAGCCTTGCTAAAACATGGATGAACAATCGCCATGAGCAGTCGCAAGCTAAACATCAAGCCAAAATGCAAGTCATTAGCAACACTGCTACATGGGAAGAAAAGATGGCTGAGGCGTCTGCTAACTCGTGGAAGGACGAGTTTTGGACGATTGTACTCGCAGTCCCATTATTCTGTTTGGGATACTCTGTTGTGGCTGACGATGCCGGTGTTGTTGATCGTGTTCGTTACAGCTTTGACGTTTTATCTACTCTCCCTGATTGGTATCAGTATCTGCTTTTTTTGGCGGTAAGTGCTTCGTTTGGTATTCGTGGTGCTGACAAGCTGATGAAGTTGAGGGCAGGCAGATGACTCCTGACCAACTAAATTCCTGGCGTGTTATTCCAAGGCTGTTGATGTTGGCAATGCTGGTGATGACATACCGTGTGGTTGAGTGGTTTATGGCGTTGTCTGAGCCTACGTTAGAGCAGGCTGGTCTTGTGTCAGTAATGACTGGTGCGTTGACAGGTGCGTTTGGTTTGTTTCTTGGTAGCGGGAAAAAAGAATAATGGCTAAGCAACCTGTTCAAGCTCCTCAAAATCCAACAGCTGGTTTATTTACTGGATTTCAGGACAATTACGAATTTCAAAAACCTGAAGTAACAGGCGACACAGTAGGGACGTCTTTTTTTCCCGGTAGTACAGATTATGGGCAAATTCCATCTGATGTAACTGCTGGCATGCAACCTGAAGCAATAGACATTGGCAGAGAGATTGGGGTTTATGACGAGGTTCCATGGCTTGACGTTGTTTTTGGCGAAGGCTCAAGCGCCGATTCATTTAGGGACATTTTTAAAGAACTTGTCAGTGTTATTCAAAAAACCCCCGGCGAAGACAGAAAGCCATTTATTGTCACCCTTAATCAGTGGAATGTATTGGTTGGCAAGTATTTAGATGGCGAAGCATCTTATGAAGATTTAGAAAACTTTGATCCCGGCGTGCTTGCTGGAACAAGCCAGTGGAATGATGTTTATACAAGCGTAATGGATGCTATAGCAGAAGGCCCTGCGGATACTGGTGAGCAAGATCAGAAGGATGCAGAAAAAGCGGACAAGGATGCTGAGCAGGCGGATAAAGACGCAGTAGAAAAAGCCGACAAAGATGCCGCAGAGAAAGCTGATAAGGATGCTACAGAAAAAGCTGACAAAGACGCCGCAGAAAAAGCCGATAAAGATGTGGCTGAAAAAGCTGATAAGGATGCGGAGCAAGCTGACAAGGATGCTACTGAAAAAACAAATAAGGATGCCGCAGAAAAGGCTGACAAGGATGCAGAGGATGCAGAAAAAGACAAGGATGCCGAACAAGATGACAAAGATGCAGAAGACAGCGAAAAAGATGCAGAAGAAAATTTAAAAGAAGAGCAGGCAGAACAACAAGCAAAGGATGAAGCTGAGAAAAAAGAAAAAGATGCCGAGCAAGCTGACAAGGATGCTATAGCTGAAAAAACACAAAAAGACGAAACTGAAAGAAAAGACAAAGAAACCGAAAAGACAGATAAGGACACGGCTGAAAAAACTGATAAGGATAATGCCGAACAACAAAAAAAAGATGAGGTTGAAAAAACTGACAAAGATGCCGAGCAGTCTGATAAAGACGATGCAGAAACAGAAAAAGACAAAGATGCTGAAGCAGAAAAAGACAAGGATGCCGCAGAGGATCAACAAAAAGATGCGGCAGAAAAAGCTGAAAAAGATACTGGCGAAAAACTAGATAAAGAGTCAGCAGAAAAAGAAAGCAAAGAAGCTGAGCAGGCGGATAAAGATTCAACAGAAGCAGAAAAAGACAAAGACAATGCAGAGCAAGGTGAAAAAGACAAAGATAATGCGGAGCAACAAAGCAAAGACGAAACTGAAGCCGAAAAAGACAAGGATGCGGCAGAGGAGTTAGAAAAAGAACTTGCTGAAAATGTTGCAAACAATGCAGGAATTGACAAAGACTCAGAAGCAACTGGCCTTGAGGACAGCACAAAGGATGGCGATGGTAATGGCGACGGTGACGATAACGGCAATGGTGATGGAACAGAGGATCAAAACGAAGACATAGAAACAAAAGACGGCGAATCTGAGGATTCAGATACGTTAAACAAAGACTCTGAAGGCATTATCGAAGGAATTATTGATGCTATTTTTGACAATAAAGACGGTGGAGATGGTAGCGGAGATGGTAATGGTGAAACAGAAAACTCTGACGTTGAAAACAAAGATGGTGAAGTAGAAGGTTCTAATGTCGAAAATAAAGATGGCGAAACAGAAGAAGAAGTAGAAAATAATCCTACAAAAGATGCTGAAACTGTTGGAGATATAACTGGAGCTAAAGATGGCGAAGTTGATTCAACAGGAAATAAAGATGCAGAAAGTCAGTCATCAAATACCAAAGATGGTGAAGGTGATGATGATTTAAATGACGATAAGGATGGGGAAACAGAAGAAGATATATTAAACAACCCTGTTAAAGATGGTGAAACTATTGCTGATGTTGTTGGCAATAAAGATACTGGAGAAACAGAAGACCCTGCAACCAAGGATGGCGAGGGTGACGACGATTTAAATGACGACAAAGAAGGCGAGACAGAAGACGAAATACTTAACAGCACGATAAAAGATGCTGAGACTGTTGAGCAAATTATTAATGGCAAAGATTCAGAGGCAGAAGCTAAAGACAAAGAGCCCGAGCTTGGTCAGGGCGATGACAAGGAAGGCGGTGAGCAGGAAGATATAGCAACAAAAGATGGCGAAACAGTTGCTGATGTTATTGGCGCTAAAGACGGGGAAAACACAGACAAAGATCCCGGCGAAAATGGCATTGTTGAGCTATTTAAAGATATATCTATTCCTACTGGCGGAGGTAGTAGATTTACGCCAACAAAAGGCTCTGATTTTATGATGCGTTTAAATTACGAAGATCCAACGGTGCCTAGTGTTAATTTGACGCAAAAAGATTATTTGGCTGAGTTAACTCAGTCTGCATTGACTCCAAAATCTAGCACTGCTTTGAATCAACTTATTCAGAGAAGCGGCGGCGGAAAAGGAATGTTTACATGACATATTTAGACTTAGTAAACAATGTGTTGCGGCGTTTGCGAGAGGACACTGTTGCTACTGTTACAACAACAACCTACAGCACTATGGTTGGTGACTTTGTAAATGATGCAAAAAAGTTTGTTGAAACTGCGTGGGATTGGTCTGCACTAAGAAGCACATTGACA